AACCGATCAGCCGCTTCTCTGAGAAGAAGATGGCGTTGTGCTCAACGAAGAGGTCGTTGAGCAGGTGCGCCTCGTCGAAGACGCAGACAGTCCGCTTCTCCATCGGCTTCGTCGAGTACATGCGGTCGAGGAAGTACCACGAGTAGTTCGTGATGAGGTGGCGGGCGAAGGTCTTCTTCGAGCGAGCACGTTGGAACTCGCAGCGGTCGCAGTACGTTTGGATCAGAGAGTCCATCGCCTGCTTGCGGAACATGATGATCGAGCAGGACTCGGCGTTCTGCGGCTCCTCAGCAGTGGAAAGGGCCTCACACGCGTAGTTGCCGGCACCCTTGATGATGTGGAACAGGTCGTCGTCAGGCGACTCATCATCGATGAAGGTGTCGTGGTACTGGTGGGCCAGCACGTTTGTGGCGGTCAGGAGGAAGCTCGCACCTGCGTTCTGGCCTGGGTGCTTGATCTCATGGACAACGTCAGCCACGATCGCGGCAATGATCGACTTACCCGTGCCGGTTGGAGCGGACAGGATGATGTTCTTGTAGCCCTCGTCGAGCATCGCGATGATGATCTGATCGATGGCTTCCACCTGGCCGGGGCGAGGCGTGAACTCAATCCGCTTGTAGGCTTCGAGGATCTGCTTTTCGTATCTCATTCTTCTTTCTTCGAAAGGCGGAGCAGTTCAGCGAGGATCTCTGCGTCAATTTCGCGAGTGATCTCATCTGACAACTTCTGGATGAGATCTTTCTCTACCTGCTCCCACGGCGGTCCATTCTCATGGAAGGTGCGGCAACGACCGCACCACGAGTAGCCCTGTGGATCCTTCAGCGGTTGAACTGGGAGGCGCGAGTCCTCGTGAGTGATGATAGCATTGTAACTCTCCCGGAACCTGGTTTCATCCTGAACATCGTAGAACCAGATGTAGTCCCAGGGAAAGTCGGCGTTTGACCACATCGAACGAAAGACCGGCTGAGCACGAATCGTTCGAGTGGGTTCGGTGTACAGCGACTTGTAGAACGCGCTGTAGTCGTCACCTATTCCACGAACGCGGTAGACGTTACACTCGTACTCCGAGTCCCAGGCGGCAAAGATGCTAATCATAGCAGTGAGAGCTCCGCAAACATGGCTGCGATGTTGAGCTCAGGATCCATGAGCTGAACGAAGGCGTGTTGGAATTGGTACTTGGCGATGATGACGACCGCCTCGTCTTGGTTCAGCTTCTTCGCGCGGTGAATGTTCTGGTACATGAAGCGGAAGACGTCAACGAGCTCCTCCTTCCCGGCAGTTTCGCACACGAGCTTGCGGCACGCTGTGATGTTGCCTGCCTCGATCATTGGCAGAAGCTCGAGCTTCCAGTCATGGGTTGCTCCACCACCATCAAGGACAAGCCTACCGCCGATCGAGTTCTTCTGCGCCAGCTGAATGATGCGGCGGAAGTCGGGCATGCCGGCTGTGATGAGCTTGTCGAGGTCCTCGATCTCGAACTTCACCTTCTCTGCGTCGAGGATGTCCGCCACCTTGATGGCTACCTCAGTCACGCTCGGGTTCGCGAACGTGTAGTCCTGAAACCGGGAACGCAGAGCTGGCGTGATCTTGTTGATGTAGTTGCAGGTCGCGATGTAGCGGCAGTTACGCTCAGTCGACTCGATGAGGTCGCGAAGCAGAGCCTGTGCGTCGTGGCCAAGGTAGTCGAACTCCTCGAGGCGCACGACCTTGAACTTGCCCATCGCCATGGTGTTGGCGAAGTTCTTCACCTTGTCCCGCATGGCGTCGATCTTCTCGTCTGAGCAGTTGATCTTCAGCACGTCGCTTGGGTCAACTTCAAGGTCACGCACGAGGGCGAGGGACATCGAGGTCTTGCCCGTTCCTGGCCCACCGGAGAGGAGCAGGTTCGGGATTTCACCTGTTGAAACGTAGTGATCGAAGGCAGCACGATCACGGTCATCCTTGACAATGACGTCCTTGACGTGCTTTGGCCGATACAGCTCTACCCAGATCTTCTTCATTCGTCGTGTTCCTGTCCAAACATTGCGTGCATGGCTTCCTCGTCCTTGAAGAACATCGCCTTCACGAGGGTCTGCCAGTATGGTGTCAGCTTGCTGTAGTGGGCGTGGAAGGCATCGTGATCGAAGTCTTCCGGCTCTTCAGCGTCCATTGCATCTTCAGGGAAGCCGTGTTCGCGCCAGACGCGTTCGACACCGAGGAGGGCCTCCTGAATCTCTGCATCGAAGCGATCCATCGGGATCATCTCGAGGTCGTACGCGTTCGGGTTCGCGATGATCTTGTCGGCCATCTCGTAGTGCAGGTCGTAGAGGTGCATCGAGCCGGCATTGTGGTAGTAGTGGCCAAGCTCGAGCTCTGGGTAGTACTCGCGAAGGTTCACGAGCATGATTTCCTGGAGCATCGTGAACTGGAAGACGTCGTTCGTGAAGCCACGAATGATGTCGTTCGAGCGCATGTTGACGACGAGGTGAAGCTTGTTCTCGCGAATGAACCACTGCAGGGTCAACGTGCAAGGCACGTCCTTGTTGCCGAAGTGACGGTCACCTGGAACGTGGATGTTCATGATGGCCTGACGCGTGTCCTTGTCACGACGCAGCAGCGAGATGGTCTCAGTCCACTGGTTGAACGGACCTTCGCGATCAGCAAAGGCATCGATGTGTGCGTGGCCGAAGAGACGGTTGCCGTAGTTTGAGTTGATCGTGTCCTTCGGGTAGCCGTCGTACTCACCTGAGTTCACGATGTTCGTCCAGAACTTGGAGTACGGGAGGATGCCCTCGATCGTGTTGTCACCACCAAGGTACCAGCACAGCTCGCCGAGCAGGTACTTCGTGCTTGTCTTGCGTTCTGGGAAGGTGATGACGCGGTTGCGTGGGCTACGAAGGGTGATGTTGTAGTTGAGAATCTCCTTCGTCTCGGAGCCGCGAGGTGCCGAGGTCGTTCCGTATTCCACCAGCTGAAACAGGGCGGTGCGGAAGTCGTGATTGAGGAATCCGGTTTGTTCTTGTGTCATGTGCGCTCCTACTTGAATGAACAATTGTAACATCCAACGTTCTTGTCTCGAACCCATAAATAGGTCCGTAAGCATCCCTGTCCAGGACAAACACATGAACAAAAATCTCACGGGCGGCTCGATCATTCCTTATGGTCCCGCTCTCCCAGCAACTTCCACCGCTTCGGATGGTGAGCTGTTCTACCTGACGACTGGAACAGGTCAAGGTCTGTATCAGTTTGGCTTCAACCAGGATTCCAATTCTCTTGCCTTTGGTGACCAGGTTTCTCAGACCTGGAACCTGATCCAATCTCCTGGCGTCTACGTCGCGAAGGCAGGCGACACGATGCTCGGCCAGCTGGAAGTGCCAAGCTTCCTCCGCATCACTAACACGTCTGGAAACCAGCGTCTCGTTATTGGCAACCAGGATTCCGGTGGTGTCAACAAGCCAGTCATCTTTGATGGCTACAACGGCGTTGCAACCATCGGTACGGGTTCGACCTGGACTGGCAACGGCGGTTCGCTTACGACTGGTCTCTCGATCGACCCGTCTTCTACTACTGGTCTTCGCTGGCTTGGCAACACTGTTTGGGCAGCGAACAACGACGGCTCGGGTTCTGGCCTTGATGCTGACCTGCTTGATGGTCGCGATGGCACGTACTACCTGACTCTCGCAAACCAGACGGGTCAACTGACAACTGGCCAACTGCCATTCATGCCTGTTCAGCAGGGTGGTGGCACGAGCCAGCTCACGAACAAGATCTACGTCGGTTGGTCTGGCACGAGCCAGCTCCGCGTTCAAGTTGACAGCACCGACTTCGGCACGACTTGGCCAATCAACATCAACGGTTCTGCAGTCAGCGCCAACACCGCAAACTCGGCAACGAACGCTACCGAGTCGGTCAACGCACTCTGGATCCGCAGCGGTCAGACGACGGGTGGCACACAGCTAGGCTTCAACAACTCCACCAACAGCGGCCAACCTGGCGTCGTTTGGGGTCTTGCGAACTCTGGTTCAACGGTCGCCACGATGTACAACCCGCTGAACTTCACAGTTGCGGCGGCCACGACAGCCAATAGCGCCAACTCAGCTACGCTCGCAGCGAAGGCGTCGACGCTTGCACAAGCAGGCGGCAACGGCACCGCGATGACGTTCAGCTACGCTGGAAACAGCGGCACTCCTGCCTGGGTCTGGGGTAACAACGGCGACGGCGTCACGATGCAGGTCTGGAACCCAGCGAACTTCGCTGTTGCTTCTGCTGCCTCTGTTCCTTGGACTGGCGTCACTGGCAAGCCAACCATCATCTACGGCACAGTTGACACATGGCAAACGTCTACTGATGGTGCAAATCGCCTGCGTTTCAATTCCGGCGGCAGCACGGTCTTCGGAACAGACTCGACTTTCGAATGGCACAACGTCAGCGACGCCACTGCCCTGAGTCTCGATTCTGCCGGCAACCTTACTGCAACAGGCAACGTCACTGCCTACTCTGACCGCAACCTCAAGGAAAACGTCGTTCTGATCACGAACGCGCTTGACAAGGTTGACGCGCTGAATGGCGTCACGTACACGCGCAAGGACGATGGCCGTGCTGGCACTGGTCTCATCGCTCAAGACGTTCAAGCCGTTCTTCCAGAAGCTGTCCAAGAGAATGAGAACGGCATGCTCTCACTCGCATACGGCAACCTCGCTGGTCTGATGGTTGAAGCCATCAAGGAACTGCGTGCTGAAGTTGAGTCTCTGAAGGCGCAGCTCGCGGAGAAGAACTAAATGAGCGTCAAGACAAGCGGTTCACTCAGCCTTGCTGAGATTGCTGCCGAGTTCGGCGGTGGCCACCCAATCAGCTTGAACAGCTACTACCGTGGTGGCTCGCACGTGCCAAGCGGAACTGCGGCAGGCACCGGCTCGAAGACGACAACGCCTCTGTCTGCAACGTCACCCGCTCAGATCTCGACGTCCTCCACGATTCAGATCTCGATGTTCTATGGTACGTCGAACCAGGTCTTCACGTACCCGGCCCAAGGCAACACGTACACAGTTGCTGGTAGCGCGGTCATTGGCGCAACTGCCAACGGTAACGCGCAGATCAGCCTGAACAACGACGGTGGCATCTACGGCTCGTCTGACTCGGGTGCTGGACTTTCAGGCAGCCCTCCAGTCTGGTTGACTTGGTCTGGTGTCAGTGGAACCGGCGCTTTTGAAATGCTTTGGTCTGG